TGACTGATTGTAACGCCTCGATCTCTTTCCCATTTTGCCCACTCAGGCGGTTGGGCTGTATAAGTAGCTTGTTCGCCTGAGCTGTATTCAATTGTGATTGGTAGTTTCATTAGTTGCTCCCGTTTCTATTTATTAACTAAATGATTCTGCTGGCACTCCAATAACTTGGAATGTTAAAGAAACTGTTTGTGCATCATTTCCTGCACCACCAGCTGATGGCCATGATGGAAGTACTTGGAAATTAAATACTGCGCCTGATGCAGCTGTAAATACTGTGCTGATGCCTGTGTTTGGTGCTGACTCTGTTACGCCCCATAAAATCTCGCATAGAGATCCTGCTGCGCCCCAGTCTGCCAACATTTCAACAGCAAGTGTGAAATCATTATCGATTACTTTGTAGGCTTTGCCATCCAAAGTTTCGTATGTCTGGCGGTTTGTTGTTCCTGTTAAAACTGCGCTTGTTGCTTGAGCATCGAAAGTGTTACCACCGATAGTGAAGGTAACATCTCTGCCCGTGATTACTGTGGTAGGCACTTTGACTCCTTAGTTTGTTTGTGTGTAGTAAGTTGAAACTCTTATATCAGCGATCAACATTGTTGATGCACCAATAGTAGTAACAGTAGGTCTTTCGACCGATCCGACAATATATCCATTTGGAATAACTGCCAGAATGCTCATGATAAGTTGCTCGATATTGTCGAGTGATGCTGGATTGCTATTGTAAGCAACTACAGCTGTAATAGTCATGTTAATTTTAGTTTGAATAACTGCTTTATTGATTAAATCGAATTCAAGGTATGGGCTATCAGGCACAACTACAACGGCAGGTGGAATAACTGATTCTGGAACATAAGCATAAACATTCCCTGCAACACCTGCTAATGCAGTTGCGAGTGGTTGTCTAACTGAACTTAAAATTGATGATGCTGGCATTATTGGGCAATTCCCTCGACATCTACATAAGACCCTAAAATACCAATTACTCTTGAATATAAACTTCTCCCGATACGATAAGGAGTTGCTGTAAAATCTACTCCTTCGATTTGTCCACCGGCTGCGATTCTTGATTGAAAGACTTCGACTGATACTGCAAAGACAGCTGATCGAACAGATTGGTTTCCAACATAAGTTGATGCTGATGATAAAGTCGCGCTTCCACTTGGAATAACATTTGCTTCTGCGACATCGGCATTAGTGATTGCAGCTTGGAAGGTATATGCTCCAAGATCTGAGTCAAGTACTGTTCTTGTTCCATTGTATGGGCTTCCGCATCCTGCGATAACGACTGATTGTCCGGCTGTGAATTCATGAACACCTAGTGTAGTGAAAGTAGCGACATTGTCGTTTAATACTGTTTTTTGAATTGGGCTTTTGAATGTAACCAACATTGGCAAAATTGTATTTTCGCTTGTGTCTATTATGCCATTCAAGTAAGTGTCATCATACAAGGCAGATGACACGCCAAGCACGGATCTCAACTCGGTGGCTGTGATTATGGTTGGCATGTCATCTCCTTACTCCCATTAAAGGATGCCTATGATCGGGAGCAACCATAGGCACTCAGTTAAATTAAGAAACTGTTAGTTTGCGGAATGCTGTTGGGTAGCGATTAACTACTGCAACATATCCATAAACACCAATCTCAATGCGACCATTAGCAACAATGTTTGCACGAAGTTCAATTCTTGGTGACTCATGGAAGCGCATCGCGTTTGATGGATAAACCAATGCAAACTTGTCGCCTGTGTAGTTTGGATCAACAACTAGTGAAAGTCCTGCGACTGTTCCCTGAGTTGAGCCTTGTGAAATTAGACCGCCAGCATTCTGCGGAAGGGCAGCTGCAAATAGTGGTCGGTTAGAACCATCAACTGCTGAAAGCAAGCCTGTGAAGCTAACTGTTCCAGCTGCTGTTGGAGCAACGCATAGACGATTTGGAGTTGAGCGAGTTACCTCATATGAATCAGCAATACCATCAGCAATTGCTGCATAGATTGATGCTCCAGTTGAAGCTACTGCTGCATCGCGTGCAAGACCTAATGCGTAAGCATCTGTCTTTTGTGCGTAAGATGCTGCTAACTCACGAACTAATAAATCAGCAAATGATCCGCCATCAATCGCAGATCTGTCAAATAGCTCAACATTGACCACATTAGCGCCCGCGAACTTAACGACTGAATCTTCTTGATAGGTAACAGTTGTATCTGTTGATGAAAACTCGACACCTTCAGCAGTTTGTGCAACTGTTGCTTGTGTTCCCAATACAGGTGTAAAAATTTTCATTCCTGTTGCTGGTAGTGGAGCGCGCTCAATTGAATCAATAAATGGGCGAGACGCATCGATAATTCCAATTGCATCGCGTAGATAATTTGGTGGAACAGATCCGGTGTTCTCAGATACTGTTGCAATTTGTAATGCTGCTATTAAATCGCGTGCATCTGTATCGCCTTGAATAGCGCGAACCTGTGCATTTAGATATTGTCCTGCTGTAACATTTGTATCAACGCGTGGCTTTGTATATGCCATGTAGTTGGCTGTTACAACTGGAGCTTGTGCCGCTTCTACCGCTTCGGTCGCGATAGGAGCTTCAGATGTAATCTCTGACACTTTGTTCTCCTCTGTTGTTGTATCCTCAGCGGCTGCTTCGGAATTCTCTATTGGTGTTTCACTAGCTGCAACCTCAGCCACTCTTGCGCTATCAATTGCTGGTTCTGTAACGAGTGAAACTTCTTGAAGTGTGCTTGATTTAATTCTTAGCACGCCTTCCTCATTTTTCCATTCATTAATTTTAACTCCGACAGAAAAGCCATCACGAAGCCCAGTTGCAGCTTCCTCTAACGCATCATCTGCTCTGAAAGTTTTGGCTAAACGAAATGTGGCTTCTAAGCCTGTATCGGTAGCATTAATATCAATTAACTTGCCTAAAGGTTTGGTTGTTTGATGCTCAAGCAATAATTTGACAGGCTTTGAGAAATCAATTGAATCTTTTTCAAACACAGTTAATCCTGCACTTGTTGATCCTTGTTCATCCCATGTAACGATCTTTCCTGAGATTGTGCGCTTGTTAGTGTCAGCAGCTGTTATCTCTATTGGGAAACTAATTTTCATCGTATTAGGTCTTCTTCCTCTTGGATTTGTTCAACGCTCATCGCGCCGATGCGGTTTAGGATTTCATAAACTTGCGCACGCTCTAAAGCAGATCCACGCAAGAAATCGTCGATGTCGAAACGCGTTTCTATGCCGTTTGGGCAGAAATCCGCGGCAGATAGGCGTTGCTCAATCGCTGTCAATATTGGTCGTAATGAAAAATCAATTAGTGCTTTTCTTTCGGCTGTCATGTTTGAATAAGTCATTGAAGTTGTTTCAGCAGATACGAAACTGGCTGGAATTCCTGCTGCCCTGCAAATTTCCAAAGCTAAGTATTGACGGGCTTCATTCATCTGGAGTGATTTAGGATCAAAACCTAAAGTTTGTAATTCAACATCAGCATTTAAGAATGCAGTTGATCTTGTTGATCTTGAAACTTTCCATGACTCTAAAAGTCTTGTAATTCTTTCAGGAGTTAGATTTGTGCCATTTGATTTAAGAACCATTTGTGGCATTGGCTCTTTGGCATACATTTCAGCTGCTTTTTCTAATTCTGCTGCTGCTTTAATTGTGCGACCTGCTCGATTAAGTATTCCTTCATCTAAACCATTGAATACAATTAAACTGCCCAAACCAAATGGCGGAACGCGCTTTTGATCGACTGTGTAATATTCGATCTCGGTGGAATCAGCATTTAATGATGCAAATACTCTACTAGGAGCAATTCTTGTCCATGCTCTAATTCTTGAAGCATCTGTCGCAGCATAAGCATCCATTACCATTCCATAAGCTACGCCATAAAGTAATAGATCCTCAGCGATCCAAGCATAAATTGCTGAACCTGCAACTCTTGGATCTGGTTGCATAATTACACGATTTGGTCTTACATGTTCATTTGTAAAATGATTGTATTGCTCTAAAGGTAAAGATCCGACTGTTGAGCAAATTATATTTCTTGCGCGTGCTCCTGATGGTATTGCCATAAATTGTTCACGCGTTGCAGTTGTTGTTCCAAATAAAATTCCACCAACTAATTGTTGTGAATTGTAGGGTGCTAATGCAGCAGCTACATCAACTGAATTATCTGGTTGAGTTGCTCGAAATCTATCTAATAATCCCATTAGCATATAATATACCATAAAGTCAATATATTATGCTATTTGAATATCAACTTCCGTTTCTACCTGTGTGGCAAAGTAAGTTGCTAAAGCAGATGCGACAGCTGCACAAACTGCCACTCTACTTGCACGCCTTCCGATAATCCATGACCCATCCCCATAGGGCAGTTTCGCAGCGGAAAGTGTTTGTTGAGTCAGTTCGTCTTGACCCCCATGCTGTAATCGATGGGAATTGATTGCGCCTAACCACCGATCACACGATTCAGCATATATCGCCCCATCCATATCTGTAATGGGAATTCCAGCAGGAACTAACCGACTTGCGACGGCTTGTGCAGTCCTTTTGGAATAAGCAACAGTCTGAATATTATATTTTCTAACATACGGAGCAATATCGTTTGCTACCGCTAAATCATTTATTGAATAATCGTTTGACCAAGTATGAAGTAAAACTAAATTAAATCTTTCACCCGATAACTTTTGAGTTGCAACTAAAGCACCAAATTTACGATCAGGCGATAAATCAAGTCCTAACCAAGTCGGCTTGTCAGGGTCTAGTGGTATTGGATCAACTTGACACAAATTCCATTTTTGGACATCAATAGCTGAATTTATTGTATCGACCCATAAACACAATACTTCAGTTTTTACAATATCAGGCGGATCATTTATTACAGCTTTTAAGTTATCAGGATGGATAGTTGTTCCAAGCGATGGGTTGGCTTGAGCGAATGCTGGCCAATTGATTTCACCCGACGGAAGGGTAATCGGCGAGTCAGGTTCGGCACTCCATTCAAACCAACCTATCGTGTCTAAAGGATTCATGCTAGCTGTTAATGCACGCTCCCTTAGTTTATTAAGAATTACAGAATGCTGATCACCGGCATTACTGTAAATCCAAACTTGCGGATTTTTAGAACTCATCATGGTATAACGCATCGATGACCAAGCATCCTCATCCTTATATTCTCTTAACTCATCAAGATGAATAGTCGATGGAGCTGAAATTCCTCGAGATGCATTATTTGCTGCTTTTACCACAAATCGACGACCGCCTTTTAATTCCATTTCCTCAGCACCATGTTGCCATCTAATCTTTTTTACTTCACTTGCCAATTTATCGTTTGACTCAATAAGTGAAACCATCTGCCTAAATGTTTCAAGCGAAGTCGTAAGTCTATGAGCTGATGAAAGTTGTAGATTTTCTCCCCATACATACATGCCAGTTAAAATCCTAAGCATCATAAATGTGGACTTACCATTTTGGCGTGCGATCAATAACCCAGCCTCAGAATGATGCCAGCGACCATCTGGCTTAACCTTATGGCCATGAATAGCCACGAACTTTTGCCAATCCATTAAGGGAATGCCTATTTCAGCTGCAAAGTCAATCATTTCATGGCCTTTACTCGGTAAATCATTCAATGGAGAGTGAATACGCGGTGTTTTCACACCTCCTAATTCTGATTCAGCCTTAATTGAGTCGATCAAATCTTTTTCAAAATTGTTCAAAACGATCCAGCCTGATCGTGAGCGATCGAGGTGTTTTGTGGGTTAGAAAAGGAAAGGGGGGTCGGTGGTCTCCGTCGGCTCACAAAAAACCTCCCACCCTTCGAATAATTACATTTACGGCAGGCACAAACTAAATTATCATCACTATCATTACCTTCCAACCTTCTCGGAATTAAATGATCGACTGTATCTCCGTATTGTCCACAATAGAAACAAGTATTGTTATCCCTTGCAAGTATGCGTGGTCTGATCTTGTCATTCCATTGTCTAGTTCCAATAGCAGACTTACGCATTAATACCAACCCTTAGCCTTATGGTGTGCGAGCGCCTTGCAAGCACATCCATCATACCTGTGATCTATGTATTTCAATCCTCTATCTATCTGTTTGAATGGATCTTTTTCTTTTAAATTAAGTAGCTGTGGAATACCTGCTGCACTTGATTTTGGGTTCTTGGCTTTGTAATTCCATCTGCTTTCTAAATGCCATAACTCATCAAGACAATAAAACTCTTTGAAGTCATGGTTTAACTGTATGAATGCGTATTGTTTGAAGTGTGTAGTTTTAGGTTTAAGAGCTACGGAATCATTCTCTTCAAAGGCTATTGTCAGGCCTAAGGACAGAGATATCACCAAACCAAACCTTGCGATCTTTCTGCTTCGCAGATCGCCCTTTCGCTCTGAAAGCGAATTTGCGTTTAAGGGTACCATACGCCTCCAAATCATCTAACAAAACCGCAGGTCAGACGGCATGTCGTAATGCGTAGGTCATCTGTTTCATTCCAAGTTTGATCGTATCCTGCCTCTGTCATTTGGTTTTACCTGCCCATCCTTCACCCTTAAATGAGATGCCCGGAGCTGAATAAACTCTTGCCATAGCAGTCTTGCATCTAGGACAATTCATGCCCCCATCATCCTCTTTGTAAGTCCTATGGATTGATCCAAATGTGCCGCATTCTTTACAGCTGTATTCATAGGTCGGCATTACTTTGCTCCAATCAAATTACATGTATGACATGGCATTTCCTTAAACTGCCAAGATCCACATTTATCGCATCTACTTATGTCAGAGTCAGGAACGCTTAAAGCCTCAGCTATATTCTTGACCCCAACGCATCCACAATCCATGCACTGGTAAACCTTAAATCCATCAGGCATATCTATGGCATCAAGCCACAAGAACTCTGTGGCTCTTTTGCAACCATTACACTTAAAGCTAGTTGGGCTTGTCATAGTTAATCAATTCGTGGCATTTGAAACATGTGCCATCCTTAAAGACTCTATCATCATCGCAAACCTCGCATTTGATAACTGATTCCTCAAGATGAACACCATTATCATCCATGACTACCTGAATGCCCTTACCATTAATAAAAGCGATGTATCCCATTACTCCATCCCTTCAAAGAACCAATGGCCATTAGCAGTCATCTTTGCCCATTTAGCATGTTCGGTAACTTTGCCCTTGCAAACATAACCATAATAAGGCTTACCTGTTTTAGAGATACCTTGTTTAAGAATATGACCATGCTCGCAAGCAGGTGGCTCTTTAGGTGTTGAACTGCCTATGGCATCAACTGCTTCTGCAACCGACCAAGCCTGTGGATCATCTTGCTTATTCTCAACTGCAAATGAAGCTCTTAAAGCATCCTCAACAGCTGCGGATTTAGTGCCGGGCGCACCATAACGCCTTTCCTGTAATTTCTTTTCATATTCATTTGGCTGATTACTATTTACCTTAGCCATTTCCTCTCTTGAAGCGCGTTTGCCTTTAGCTGCGAAACCAGCATTTGCGAGCGCACGACCGATCGCTGAAGTTTCACAATTCTCCAATGCAGAAGTTGAATTAACACCCTTCTCCGTAATGACTTCAAAAGCAAGTCCAGTTGAGCAAGGCTTACTATCTGCCTCAGTCTTAAAAATCTTGGCGAATACAACGAACCGCTTTTCAGTCGCTTCAATGAGTTCAGTCTCGATACGATTATCAGGGTATTTCTCATGCCATTTTTCCAATCTTGATTCAACTGTTTCATAGTTATCTAAGTTAAACATTATTCCTTCCATTCAAAGTC